TCTTCTTCGACTTCCTCTTCTTCGACGTACTCAACAAATTCATCTAATTCTTCGTCGTACACATACCATGTGTCGAGTTCTTCGTCGTACCAATACCAAGCATCGGTCTCTTCGTCATAAACGTACTCTTCATCTTCATCTTCGTCTTCGTCTTCATCTTCGAACTCTTCGATCGCTTGATACTCAACAGCCCAGCCGTAGTCTTTTTGGAATTCAATGAATTCTTGAATGATCTTAGCCTTTTCAAAATCAGTGGTTTCAATTACCAACTTTTCTTCATCATCAAAACCCCAACCATCACCAATGTGAATTTCAATTTTGTACATGATTAACTCCTTTAATTTGGTGCAGCCCTATGCTGCAAAATAATCCTACGGAGTCTTTATGACTGTTGCAAGGCTAATAAAAAAGGGCCCCTTTTGGGGGCCCCCATTTGGTTACTTAAAACCAAATTATCATCAGGTCGAACCTGAAGAACCGTAGATACCACGTGGGTCAGACCAGCCAAAGCTGTAACGCTCGCGGGCTTTGTAGCGCACGTTGCCTGTATCAAAATCGCCTTCAAAGGCCGTCTTGATCGGTGAGCGTTGGAACATCTTCAAGCCGTTTGGTGCATCGGTAATCAAGAACCAAGCGTTTGTGTCTGTCAAGAAGTGGTTGACAGCGTAACCTTCGGGAATCAGGCCCATGGACTTGATCGCGTTGATATCGTTGTCAGCGGTTGAAGTGCGCAGAGTCGACTTCATCAGGCGTTCAGCGGTGAACTGAAGTTCCTTAGGTACGATCATCTTGCGGGCAGTCAGAGCGACCTTCAAGCCACGTTCGTCAGTGAACGCTGCGATGTCGATGATGCCTTGCTCCAAGGAAGTTTCGTTCAAGTCAGCCTGAGTGGTAGGCGTATTGGCGAAGTTGGGACCCAGAGCTGTGGGGTGGTTGGTCGCACACAGAGCAACACCGTCGCCGCCAGCATAGTTGCCGCCAGTGAAAGCGTTGTTCAGGACGTTTGCGCCCTTGACCTGCTTGGTTTGAGACATGGAACGAGCCAATGCCTTGGTGTAGCGGCCAGAGAGACGGTCGTAGAGGTTATCTTCGACAGCTTCTTCGGTCAACGCAAACGCCATAGCGATGGTTTCGTGGGTGTAGCGAGCAGTGAATGATTCCAAAGCGGTATCGTACTGAACACCAGCGCCCTCAGTCTTCACTGGAGCAGTGCCAAAACCGGTCAACATCACCTCTTCTTCAAACGCACGGTCAGAGGTTTCGATATCGAAAATCTCTTCGTGTTCGTTCTCATAGCGGTTGTATTCCATGCCAAACAAGGCATTCAGACCGGGCTCGAGTTCCTTAACGAGTTGTGAACGTGTAATTGCCATGATTAAGCTCCGTCAGATGCAACACCGACGCTACCGTACTGGTGTTGATTAAGTTTCACAACCACTTGTGCATAAGTGCCCAGTGCATTGTCAGGAGTTGCGGACAAGCCAACAATCTTGAAAGTCAATGCAGCAGTCTTTGCAATTGAAGCGGAACCGAGGCTACCGTTGGAAATACCAGTGGTGGTGCTTCCTGTGGTAGAGGCTGTGGGATCAGCGTTCTTGCCAATGTTGGCTTGAGTCACTGCGCCATCAGCTTGGACCAAGAACAACTGGTTGGGATCGTCGATCACTTCGCAGTCGATGGTGCCAGTGGTGATGTCCACGCTACCGGGGTAGTAGTTTTTCCAAGTCGGCTTGTTAGCGCGAGTTGGGTCGTTGTACTGGCAGCCGTTGAATACACCGGTAGGTGCATTGTGGGTGGAAGCGTCGTACTTGATGATGTAACCATCGTACAGAACGACTAAGTCGCCCTGATAAATGGCTCCGGACTGGTTATCCGCAATTTGATAGCCGTACTGCTTCTGGGCACCAGTAGCAGACAAGTTACCAAGCGGACGCAGACCAAAAGGCTTATTTGTATTTGCCATTTGAAGCTCCTAAAAGGTTGTGGATACCGGGATTACGCCCGGGGTCCGAAAGTCGTCCTTGAACTTCTTTCGGGGTTCTCAATGCGCATTGTAGAGTGAGCGTTTTCTCGCATCATCTCGTTATCCACTGCTGTCATCTGGTCACGGGCCCTTTGTCGGAAATAAGCATTTCTCTCTTCGGCAGTCTCTTTAGGGATTTTGGCGAGGAGCAAGCCCCCAACCGAAACCACTCCGGCATGTTTACCTTCCTCAATGGTTGGCAACATGTCGCGATACTCCTCAGGGAGTTCTTCCAGCCGAACGAGTTCATAACCTTCGCGCAAGCTGCTATAGACGTTTTGCTTATCAATGAAACCGTTGACTTCTGCACGAATCCAACGATATCCATAGCCTTCAGGGGGCGGTGGTGTATCCAAGCGTGAAGGTGGTTTCCATGGCTTGCGACGCTCTTCCTTCTCACGGGTTGAAGCCGTACGGGAAGCTCTATCGATGGTGATTTGCTCTTTGCTCATGTTCACTCCTTGACGTACTTGGCGTATTCCTCAATCGGAACACCCAGTTTCTTTGCAATGGCAACCTGACTCGGCGAAAGCCGAACAGTACGGCGCACGTTGTTGATCCCCGAACTACGGGTGGCAGGTGCAACAGCGGGTGCGGAACGCTGTTGTCTGGTTGGTTGGGCAGAACTGCGGTTCTGAAACTTGTTTGGAAACTCTTCAACGAGTCTACGATCCAGTTCAGTATAGTATTCATCGGAATTGGGGTCAATACCTTCTTGACTTACCAATGTCTCATGAATACCCCATGCAGCATAGGTCATGACACGGTCTTGACCAAACCAAGGATTGCGCTCGGCCCATTCTTCCGCTTGTGGGCTTGGACGAGGCTGTTGTGGAGCAGGCTGTTGATAGGCCTGCTGTTGAGGTGCCTGTTGCGCAGGTTGGGGAGCCTGCTTATAGTTCTCAACCTGTTGTTGCTGGTCTTGTAGCCATCCTGCAACTTGGCGTTGCTCATAGACAAGGTCAGTGAGGCGCTGTTGTGCTTCAGTTTCCGTATCAATGTCACCTTCTTCGCGTGCTTTGCGGATGATGGCCTTGAGAGTGGCTTGCTGTGTCTCCAGACGGGTCTTGGCCTCGTTCAGGCGGCTGTAGTCGGTGTTGACAAGCTTTTGCTGAAGCGTTTGGGTCTGTGTTTGCAAGCCCTTGGCGTATTCAATGGCAGCTTGCTCGCGGCGCTCGGCTTCGCGCATGCGGGCAGTGAGCTTGGCGATGCGTTTTTGGACGTTATCGCTGATGGTCTCAAGCTCTTCGCGGTTGGATGCAGGTTCCGCAGACTCTAGGGCTGCTTCCTGAACTTCTGCCTTGCCTTCTTCGTTGATGGAAATGTCGGTTGCAACTTCGTTCTCACCGAGATCGAATTCCAACTGACTATCAGGTACTGTTGCTGTTGCCATTGGTTACCTCACATGTGCAGAATGTCTTCTGGGTCGCTTATCGTGGCCAAAATTTCGTCATCGTTCAGAATCCGAATCTCGCCGCCGTCAATGGCCATACGCGCACCCGCGTAGCGGCCAAAAATGATCCAATCCCCCTCCTTGCACCAAGGTCCGGTGGGAAACTTGGCTTCGTCCTTGTAGGCCAAGGGGCCTACGGCCAAAACATAGGCACAGGTCGTTGTGAGTTGCTGACGCTCAAGGGTTTGGTCGGCCAATTCGATGCCGCCCTTGGTTTTGCGTGCGCCACGGTAGGGGAGAACGATCACTCGCCAGCCCGTAGCCTTGGGCAGGTGGTCTTTGATGCTCTCAACGTGGTCTTCGTGGTCTTTTTTGGCCTCAGCAGATGCAGCAGCATCGGCAACGGCTCTTGCAGCCGCTGCTGCGGCTTCCTCCGCCGCTTCCAAAGCCCATCGTTCTTCCAGTGCAGTGGTTCCAGTCATGTGTTGGTCCTCAAAGGTTGGGATTTTTGTTGAGGAGGTCTTTCACAGCCTCTTCGACAAAGCGATAACCCTCAAGACGGCCCATCAGGAACTTGTACTGCTCCATATCCCGTATCCCACCGCCCAAAATCGTCTCATGCGTCTCCCTTTGGAGGCGACGAACGGAAGATAGAACGGTTTCTGCAAATTCAAGCATGGATTACTCCAATGAAGCAGACAGTATGGCCCCTGTCCGAAGGGTGTACTCACATCATACAACAAATTACGCCAATTTCACCTTGTTGAAAGCATCTTTTCGGTAAACGTACGTCACGCCCGGCGGGTTTTTGCCGCTAGGAGGTGCTTTTGGCACCTTCTTTTGGGTCTTTTGGACGATTTTTGGCATCATTTTGGGTTTATTGCGCATTTTTGGCTCCTTGGTTTGCCATTTTTGCCGTGTCTGCCTGCATTTTCTGCACCGACAGCATCAGTTTGGCCTGACTTTCTTGTTGGTCAGCCTGTTCCTTCTGTTGATCGAGTTGCAACTTGGCCTGATCGACGCCAATCTTGGCCTGATCACGCTGTGCGGACTGCTCCAGCTCCTGTTTCTTGAGCGCCACCAGTGGGTCTTCCTGATTGCCCGACATCTTTTCCTGCAAATCCTTGACCTCTTGGAAGCCCTTGGCCACCTTTGTAGCGATCATCGCTTCGCGTTGCAGCGCAGAGACGATGCCTTCGGGGTCGGTACCGTACTGTTGGAACAATTCGGCTTCCGTATCCTCTTCGGCCTTCAAGCGGATGTGATCAAAGATGTGCTTTTGCAAATTCACAGCGACATTAGGCATGCCCTGCATCATGGGGGACAAGCCAAAGAGGATGTGCGTCATGATGTGTGCATCGTGCTGCTGGCCAGCAAATGCTTTGAGTGGTGAGCCATCCAGTGCCTGTGCGTTTTCGCTGGCAGGGTCCTTGGGTTTGTCCACATTCTGTGTGTTCAAAATCTGATCGATGTCGCGCACACCGATTGCTTCGTACATGCGGCGGTAGGCTTCGTACATGTTGTGCATCTGCGGGGCGCTTTGAGCCAGTTGCAACTGGGTCTGCGCCATGGTGATACGTTGCGCAACAGAGAAGATGTTGGGGTCAGAGACAGGCAACACATCGATGCGGTCATCGAAGTCAGCCTTCTTGATGGTGCGGCTCTCGCCGGGGACATCGTACGGATACTCGTCCGGCAAGTACTCAGCAAAGCCCTTGGCGAGCAATTGAAACTCCAGCTTTTGGCTGTAGTGCAACCGCTTGTGGATGGCCGACATGACCGAGCTGCCTTTTTCCAGCAAAGCAATCGTCGTTCCCACAGCAGCGTTTTGATTGCTGTCGCCAACTTGCATGTCAGAGATGCTGGCCATGCGCTGACCAGCCTGCACACAGAATCCAAGCAGCGCCATGAGCGTTTGGCTCGGTTCTTTGTACGGCAGAGGCAGCAAGGATGATTGCAGTTCCATACCGCCCGCATCCATATCCCGCCATTCACCCGGCTGGATTGGCACGTCATCGTTCATGATCCGTGCGCCCTTGGCCTTGAAGCCAGCAGGCAGGTTTACCAACGTACCGGCATCGAGCAATTGTTGCAGTGCAGCAGTGGCGGTCTTGGACAGGTTGCCGACCAAGTGCAAGAAGCCAAGGCCATAGGCTCCCGGGCCTTGGACCAAGCGGTAGTGGATGTAGTACTGCTTGCGCTTGAAGAGCTTGTCGCCCTCTTTCCAATTGCGGCGGATACCGACGACATCGCCGGTGTTCTCGTCCAACGTGATGATGTAGGGCAGCGCAATACCAGTGACTTCACCGTCTTCGTCTTTGTGCTCAAAGCCATCCAAGTCGTAATCCAACTGGAACTCAAGCAGGCTGATCTCTTCTTCCTCGGCGTTGGGCGACATGCCCATGGCCTTGTCAACAGCCTTCTTGATTGTGCTCTGGCCGTTGTCGTTCAAGGATTGAGGTTGGGCCTCATCCAAGTACTGACCACGTACGACTGCTTTCTTGTAATCGTTGGTGGTCATTGGAACGCGGTGAATGATGCGCTCGCATTCGCTCATGACAGAGCTGCCCCAGTACGGGATGTACAGGTTGTCGGGCAACACCAGTGCGCTCACCATGCGACCTTTGTTCTCGTCGTAGTAGACCTTCTTGAAGGTCGAGCCGCCGTAGCCGGTGTAGAACAAGAGCTGATCAAAGTCAGGGGTGTACTCTTCCATCACCGAAGTGATTTGGTAGTTCATGAAGTCGCGCACGCGGTCGGCCTGCATGAGCTTTTCGCGTGTTTCCTTGCCCAGCACTTGTGTGCGCACGGGGCCTTCAGCAGGCAAGAGTTCCTTCAATGCAGTAGACTGGAACTGCACAATGCTCTCGGTCAGCAGGGGATGGCTCACGCCGCTTGCGCCCTTGAATGGCTTGGTGCGCTCCTCCATGGTGAAACCCAAGAGCTTGATGCCTTTGCTGTACTGGTCTTCCCAATCTTTGCGTGAAGAGCGGTCAGCATCAAACAGCAACATCAGCTCAGCGCTGATCTTGCCCAATACGTCTGAATCGATGACCTCGGCCAAGTTGGCATCAAAAGGTACATCAGCATCTTCTTCCTTGCCTATGTTGACCAACAAGTCGCCGGTTTCAGAGTCAAACTGAATTTCGACATCAGGCAAATTCTCAGGAGCCTCTTGCGATTCGATTTCAATATCGGCCCCGCCTTCGGGGTAGTCATTGCCTGTGATGCGTTTTTCGATGGGCATGTTGTGTCCTTAAATGTATCGGGCAGTGCTGGGTTGACGTTCTACCATACCGCCTTTGGCAAATGGAATGTTTATCTGCCCGGGAGGGGGAGGCAAAACATCTCCAAATGCATTAGGAATTGGTGGCAGTTTACCGGTATCTTTCCAGTGCTGATATTCCTTGCCCCAGTCAAAATAAACAGGTCTTGGCAAGGGTGTGCCGGTAGGATCATTAGGATATCCTTCAGGATATTTTGAAAAAGAAATATTCTTGTCTTTTCCGAGTTTGTCAAAAAGCTTAAACGCGTCTTCTATGCTGCTCTCAGGAAAAGAATTGAAATTGCCTTTGTGTTGGCTGAACATCAGAGAACCATCGTCCAGCTTCGCGGCCTCGAGTGTGACCTTGGCCAACCCTGTTTTGGGGTCACGCAAAGAGAACACATTTGCAGCGCCTGTATCAAAACCTTGTTTTCCGCCATGGCCATAAGAACTGCTTGTTGCATAGCTTCCAACGGAGTGGTGCAGCATCCTGCCTTCCATCTTGGTTGCTATCTTGTCAGTAAGTTGCACCCACTGGCCCTTGTCTGTTTGCAAGACAGGTTTTGTGTACATGGTCAGAACTTCTTTGGGAACTGCCGCTCCCTTAGCCATCAGGTCCACTGCTTTATCGTAATCACGATAAACCGCCATGCGCTTTGATCCCTCGATCATCGCATCATCAAAGCTCATGTTTTTCAATTTGTTGGCGGGCAATACGCTAAGGTTTTCCGCAACATGTTTAGGGGAGAACATGTCCATGTATGTTGCGTGATAGCCAAGGTCATAGATAGGCTGACCACGTTGCACGGCTCCCGCAACCGAAGGAAACTCTTGTGGATTTTCAATTGCGCTACGCAATCCTAAGTTGTAAGAAGCTTCTAGGTCACTGCCCGCCGAACCCTTGATACTTAGGTTTTGCAGCTCCCGAGGCACGCCCTCCAATGCCATGGCGGATTGAGCATTTTGTTTGGCTTGTTCCATAGACTGATTAAAAAGGCGACGAGCGTCGGCATCAGCAGGGTCATGAAGCCCCACTATGGTTCCTTCAATCGTAGAGCCTCTGTCATATATGCGTTCCAAATCTCGCCTAGCTTGGGCATGGCCCGGCGCTTCCGGAGTACGGGCAGCATGCAAAAGATATTCTGGGAACCTCTCTACATCTGTTCCAACAGGCGCTATCTCTCCTGACGAGATTGCTTTGCGAATAGGATCCGCCCCTGTGCCAAATTCATTGATCAAATACTTGCGGGCCTTCTTATCAAGAAACTCCCTGATGGCCTGTGTTGATTCTGCATCTGGTGCTTCTTGCGCGGCGCGATCAAACCATTGTTCAATGGTTTTATCTATCTTTGAAATTGCTGGCTTATCTAACGAACCAGAAGTCAGGGATGTACCGCCCCTTGGCTTGACCGCGTACATGATTGCATCTTGTGGGCTGACAGGAGCAAGAACGCCTTGGCCTTCCATGCCACGCAACATTTCTCTGGCCACAGCCTTGCCGCCAGTGGCAACAGCTTTCTCCGTTGCTTGGCCAACCTTGGCAGCTATTGGTCCGGGGTTCACGAGCCCTGCACCGAGTTCACCCATCGTGTAAAAACCCAGATCGCGGGCATCAGTTGGTGGTGCTTGGCGAATTCCTGCTTCCAATGCTTGCTTCTTCAACCAATCACTGCCGCCGACAGGAGCCTCTGTGCTGTAGCCAAACGGGCGCATTGCCATGGTGGCAATATCCACCGGCGCACCAACAATGTTGTACGGGGTTTCAGATACGCCTTGGAGTGCGGCGCGGCCAGAACGGACCATACCCTTGCCCACTTCCTTGGCCGCTTGCAATGCATCAGCTGCCTTGAATTCCTTGCCCTTGGCAAACGTATCTGCGGTGATGGGCGCACTGGGCGCGGACAACGGGTCTTGGAAATAATCCAGCTCTCCACCATCGGCCATATGCACCACGCCGCCATGTTTGTACGACTGCAACTGCTGCTTGGCCGGGGCGCTTGAGACAGGGGTTGGGAATGGAGATTGAAAGCTTAAATCGGCTGAAGCAAGGGCCACGGGCCGCGCAGTGGCTTCCGTCAACATCTTCTCCGCTTCGCTCGGCTCGTTCTCCCCCTTACCTTCTTTTTCACCCTCGTCCGCCAACATCGACACAGCCATGGCCGCCTGATAGTTGGGACCGAGTTGCGACAACATCGGATGAGTCAAAGGTGCCGCTTTGTACACAGCACGCTGTATGCCAGACTTGGGTGTGGATGTGGGGGTTGTTGTTTCTGCTACCTTGGTGCCGCCAAGAGAGCCAGTGATCTTGGCCACATAGTTCTGCGTTTCCGCTGGTAGTTTGGAGAAGTCGCCGCCTTTTTGCAGCCACTTGTCCGTGTTGCCCGGACCCCAGTTGTAGGCCACCAAAGCAGTTTGTCTGTCGCCATATTTTTTGACCATGGCAGCCAAGTAATCCCTGCCGACCCGCGCTCGCTCGTCAGCACTGTCATCTCTGGCAGGCCTGACCCCATAGCCGGGGTCCTTGGTTGTCATGTCAAGAACCTGCATTTCGCCTTTGGCAGTACCGTACTTGGTCATCGGACCTTCGAGCAACTTGCCACTGCTGTCGTAACGACGGCCACCACTTTCTTGTTGCTTGACAGCTTCTTTTAGTTTGATGTCATCTAGCAGATCTTTGGAAGACGGTTCTTGGGCCATGGTCCGGGGTCCTTATGGATATCGCCCGATTCTACTGGCGGTGAGGAGCGTGTCAACCGTAGTATTCAAACTGGTCCGTGGCCGGGGCTTCCTCTTCCACGTCGTCATCCGCCAAGGTAATGAAGTTGCCCTGACGAAAGCGCATCCAAGCCATGACCGCTGAGTCCACTTGGTCATCATGTGCGCCATTGGGAAACGCCGCGCATTCCTCCACCATGTCCTGCGCCCACTCGATATCCTCAGGGTACCAGATCATTCCTGACTCCAACAAGGGAGCGACCGCATTGGCCCGGCTGATCTTATCCTGTCCGGTTCTTCTGCCGCCGGGGCTGTACATGGTGACAGGGATTCCAATCTTGCGCAACTCCTGCTGGAGCGGCGTGCCCGTCGCCTTGGCCTCGATCAAGACATTGTCAGGATTCCAGTACATGTACTCAGCCTTGGCAATGCGCTTGAGTTCAGGGAAATCCCAGCGTCCCTTCTTGACGTTCAACAAAATCAAGTTCGGGCCAGAGTCAGCATTGGGATAGAACACGCCCCACGTGCTGATCACAGAAAAGTCAGCACTTTCCTTTTTGCTGTACGCCGTGTCGTAAGTCTGGATCAGATATTCACAGGGAGGCGGTTCATCAGACTTCCACTTGCGCCACCATTCGCGCTTCAGTATGGCACCCTCATCGTTCGTCGGGGCCTGCTGCCACTGGGCGTTCCATTTCTTCATGCCAATGGAAACCTTGACCTTCTCTAACTCGTCAAGGCTCCAGTATCCCGGCCAAAGGGGATTGCCGCTAGGGAGGATGGCAGGGAACTCGATCACCTCCCACTGGTCCGATTTCAACTGACCCTGCTGCTTAAGTAAGCGCCCACTTAGGTCGTCCGTCTTCCAGCGTGTGTTGATGACGATGATCGAGCCGCCGGGCTGCAAACGCTGACGTGGTCCAGACGTAAACCAGTCCCACGTATTTTCCATAGCTGTTTCCGACAAGGCATCTTGTTCATCCAAGATATCGTCCAGCACAATCACATCGCCTCCGCGACCAGTCATCGCACCGCCTTTACCAATAAAGAAGGCCTCGCCTCCTCCTTTTGTGTTCCATCGGCCCGCAGCCTTGGAATCTGCTGACAAGCCAATGTCTGGAAAAAGCTCCTTGTACTTGTCGTCGTCCACCAAATTCCTAATCATCCGGCCAAACCGCTGAGCCAGTTCTGCCGTGTGCGAGCCAACAATCAGCTTCGAGGCAGGCAGCTTACCCATCAGATACGCCGGAAAGAGATAACTACCCAGTTGTGACTTGCCGTGCCGTGGTGGCATGGCAATCATCAAGCGCTTGCACTTGCCCGCAATGACGCGGTCAAAGGCCTCAGCAATGATGCGGTGATGTTCCCCGACCAGCATCTCTGGCCAAACGTATCGGGCAAAATCGATAAAGTTAGTGGTTGCTCGTTCTCTGGCCTCAAGTAATTGGAGCCTGAGTTCTAGTCTAAGGCGTTCGGTTTCAATATCTTGTTGTTGCGTGGTGTTCACGGGCAGACCTTCAGGTTCTGAATTTTTTATATATTAACCCACCCCATGCCTTTTTCCAAACAAGGGGGTGGTTTTATGGGGACCCGGGTGGGGGAGGGGTCAGGTTTTCAAAAGCTTTTTGTTTGTCTAAAACTTGGCCTTCGTCCTCCGCTGGCGCTAAGCCGGGCTAAAGTGGCCCTCCCCCCTAAGGGATTGACAGACTGGTGTTCCGGCGTGCCCACCCGCCCCCGCCACCACCATTTGTGGGAAGGAAAATAAAAAATCGAGCTTGTCAAGTAAAAAATAACAATCAGCGCGGACGCGCTGATTAACTTTCCCTATGATGCTGTAAGTTGTTGATTCTAAAGGACAAAGTAAAAAGCCCCAGACCTTGCGGTCTGGGGCTCTCGGCTGCTGACTGGCTGACAGTGTCAGCCAGTGCGCGGATCAGGACTCGGCTGCTTCCTCGGCTGCACGTTTGGCCTTGTACCTTGCGCGTGACTCGGCCTCGATGGTTCGCGCTTCCTCTTTGCTGATCAGCTCGCGGTCAGCCACTTGCACCTGTACACCATCGCCCAGTGAATACAGATATTCACTGGTGTCGTAGTTGTAGTCGTGGCGCAGCTGGGTCAGTGTGCACAGGAACCCAGCTATGGCCTGAACGTCCTTAGCTGCCATGCCCTCAGGTAATGCGAACACATTGCCGTTGATGCTGATTGTCTTGACTGTTTTCATTTCTCTATCCTTTCTTGGTTGCACTGGATCGGCTGATCCAGTGCTTGTATTTTAATTGACTATGACGCTGAATGTCAAACTATTTTTAATCACTGCTTCCACTTCATCGGCCAGATTGTCCGATGCCCATTCCTTGATCTTGTCGTCTACAACGTCGTCCACGTTGTAGTCATTGACATCGAAATTGTCGGACATCCAATTGCTGATCTGGTCATCCACGTCGAGGTTGTCATCGATCCAGCTGCTGATCTTGCCGTCTACCTCATCCTCGCGGATCAACTTGTGGGCATCGATTCGCTCATCGATCAGGTCGATGAGCGCGAGGCGCTCCGCACTGGGCGCATTGAGTATCTGATCAACTGCACCGATCACAGTATTGAGCAGCACGCGTGCTGCTGTTTGTACTGCTACTGCGTCACTGGACGCAGCTGCCAATTGATCCACGTACTCGAGGGCTGAGGCAACATCTACGCCACGGCTGCCAAACAAGTCGCTATACCATCCACGTAATGGGTTCTTCTTTGTCATGACTCTATCCTTTCTAGGTTGTACTGGATCGGCTGATCCAGTGGTTGAATTATAACTCAGGCTGCCTGCAAGTGCAAGCCTCCACGTGGTCCGAGGCTCAAGATCCAGTCCGGATATTCCACCACCTGATCCCGATTAGGTGCTACATGAATACTGGCCTCGATGGCCTGATCAAAGCGGATCAGGTCTTCGGCCACTCTGCGGTAATAGTCAATCGCTCCCGACTTTGTCTTGAATGCAATTGCCTGCTCTAGGTAATCATCGCCGATTCTTAAAAAGTACATTTAGATATCCTTTCTGTTGGTGGAGCGCCCAGTATAAGCGCTCCACCGTCCGCGTCTAATGAATTGTTTCTATCGGAGCTGCTGCTCCGATAGCTGCTCAAGCTTCCACCGGATTGCGTCGTGCCACATACCCAGCGCGTCCATGATTGATGTCTGCTCATATGAATAGTCGATATCCTCGCCTCCCTCATAACGAGCGACAAAGTCGGCGACAACACTGTCGGGGTGATGGGCAACATTGTTCCCATAAGCCTTGACGAAGGCCAATTGTTCTGCGGGCGACATATCAGCAGCCCTCCAACACGTGGGTGATGGCAAAGTCAATCACGTCCCAGTTGATCCCGACGCACGCATCATGCGTGCGGGCGAGTAAGTGCATGACCTGCTCTACCTGCTCACTGGTCAAAGTCAAATCCATGTCCGCCGCCTGCTGTTCGATATCCTCGGGGCACCAGTCGACACGCAGCACCAGCGAGCCGTCATCATCGCGAATTACTTTAGCCATTTCTCTATCCTTTCTGAATGTTGAGGCCTCGATTGTGCCAGCTCCGCGCACCGCGTCTAATGAATTGTTTCTATCGACAAAGCGCCAGCAATAGATTCTTACCACGGCGTGCCCACCCGCCCCCGCCGCCACCAATTAGGGAAAAAACAACGTGCTGCGCGAACCGCGCAGCACGGGCAAAGCGCCAGCAACCGCGCACCGGCTGCCGCCGGTGCGCGAACCGTGGCCAAGGCCACGGGAACCACGGGGCGCGAATCACGCGCCCCGTGCCACGAACCGCGCCACGTTTGACGCGGTGCAAGCGCCGAGGCTCGGGGACTGGTTTACACCGGACAAATTAACGGGGGCAACCGCTGCCGGTGCCCCCTGTTTTCCCTCTGAGAATGCGAATAATTCGCATCCGCATTTAGCTAGTTAAGCCGCGAGCAGTTCCAAAGCGCGGTTTTTAATCGCTGCACCGGTGCCAAACCATGCCGATTCGAGGCGCGTATTGTCGCTGCGCCCGCGCTCATGATCGACTAGCTCAGTCACCGCGTTGAGCATCCCCCAGCGCGTGCCAGTCACGCCGCCAATGTCCGAACCAATGGCCGCGCCATCGAATAATTGAATGATTCGCTTATAAGCGCGTGATTCGCTGATATCGATTTTGCCCGTGTGGTAAGGCTTGAGCAGCTCGGCCACAAACGCATCCGCCTCAGTGGCTGACATGGTCACGCCCGCCAGCTTACGAGACTCAACTAAAAAGCGCTCCCAGTTATTGGCCACAATGCCCAGCTCTAAACGCACCGCGTCCGCATCGAATCGCTCACTATGCAGCACGCGAACCGAGGCAGTATTGTCACCAAGCGCCGCCGTGATGGTGTTATTGCAAACCACGCGAACCGTGGTGAATTTTGCCACTGTGGCCATGGTGCCATCATATGATGTGCCGAGCAATAAATAAGGTTTGACAGTGTCACCCTCGACAATGTCCGCGCCCGCGCCTACCGATGCCAGCGCCCATACGCGCCGCCCGTAACTGAGCGCGCCCGCCGTCTCCATTTGAAAGCCGCCCAGCTTGACCAGATTATCAAAAAAGCCCATCACCTCGGCGGGCTGCACTACGTGGTAACCGTCCGATACCACTGCCAAAGGTGCGCCGGTGTCGCTACGGTGTAACACTTTGCGCCCCTTGAATAGCTCGGGCTCAGTGGCCGCAGCAGTGCGGAACAGTACAGGGGATTCAAGCACGCTATAGGCTAACCCTGCTTCGCGTGTCCATGTTGCAATGTCAGCATCAGCGCTCAGGGTTTGTCCGAGGCCGTGCCAAGGGGTTTTGCCAGCGTATGCCATTGCAGCGGTGCCGGTTGTTGTGTCGATCATGTGTGCCATTTCGCTATCCTTTCTTGAGTTGAATCGATAACCGCCCGGTCATCGATGGTTTGAATTCTAGTCTATTGTTCGCGCCGGTCAATTGAATTATTCCTATCCCTTCGAGGTTTTCGATTAGCCGTATCTATCGAGCAGCCAGCCAATAAAAAGCCACAGTAAAACCGCCACGATTAGCATGCTGCCACCTCGCGCCCCACGTCCCCCGCGATATGGTGCCGCAGCATCGAACCCACGGGCAGCGAATGCGCAAAGTCGCGCAGGGTTTGCGCATCGTTTGAATGTCCGGTTTTTCGCGTCCCGTGCCATTGAATAGCCGTCGGGCCACTGGCTGCATAACACCCGCCCGCAGCGTCGGTGCCTACTCTCTTTTTTCCGGTGCCATGGGCAACAAAAACAACGACAAATTCCCGATCCCCCCGTGCGCACAAGGGGGAACCATTGCCACAGTCCGCACATGTAAACGAGTCGGCCAGCTCAGCGGGGCAGCGTGCAAATGTCACGCCCTGAATTTTGCGCGGCCACTGGTCGACAGTGTCGGCGGGGGCAGCGTAAACCGCAGGCCGTCCCAGCTCTACAGTGCGCACCGCGTCCGCGATGGTGTCGCAGCTCGCGTTGATTGTCGTTTTTCCCAGTGCTGGTGTCGGCAGCGCCTCGGCGGGAAAGTGTGAATAAGCCCATGCAACACCACGGCGAGGAACCGCGTCATATACGGCGGCCAAATAATCCGCGTCGATATGGTCGGTTCCGGTGTCACTTTTCGGATGCAACGCACACGTGCGCGGGCACGTGCCATAGGTCTCATGTTCCCCAGCGCGGTATGTGACTGCTATCGGGCCGGTTTTTTTGTTGGCAGATATTGCAACGGTTTTCAGCATGACTCTATCCTTTCTTGATTTGTGAACGGCCAGTATAGGCCAGCTCCGGCACAATGCCAAATTGATTTTTTAAATAATCCAGCCGCTCCGATAGCTTGGCTTTATTGATCGGTTCAACGATAAAAAGCCCGTCGAAATAATCGCGCCCCCACTGTAGCGCCTCACGTTTCAGTCGAAATATTTTCGAGGCATCCTCACGGCGAGAATGCGCCCAATAAACACAAACCGGTTTTTTCATAAATCTATCCTTTCTGTTTGCTGAATTATTTCAGCAGCTCTTATTTTGCCAAAGCCGGGCAAATTGTCCAATTGTTTTTTTCGATCAACTAAGCCGCCCCGATAGATAGTCCCTCAGAGTCAGCCAATCCATGCCCCGGGATTTCCACTCCGCCATCGGCGGCAGCCGCAGGCCATCGGCAGCAAGGGCAACCGCATCGCGGCCATGGAAGAGCAATATTCGGTCGACATTCAAAACAAGCACAAAGCAGGGCCGCCCCATCAGCGCATGCCGAGTCAAAAAAGCAATTTGGTGCGGTCGCAATGTCACCTTCAAGCCACGGGAGACAACCTTCAATTCCACAGTGACAAAGCAGTCAAGCACGCCCACCAGCATATCGGACACGCCAAGGTTCACCCGGTTTTCAATCCGTTCAATGTCGCAGCCAACACCTTTCAAGCCATCCCGCACGCGTGCAGAGAATCGCGCCTCAGGTGTCGTCGCCACGGTCGATCTCGAAAATGTCCGGGGGAGGTTCGGCCACGCCAGAGTCAAAGGCCGGATCTTTCTCGCGGTCGACACTGTCGAGCACTTTGCCCGTGTCAGCGTCAATCAAAGCAGTCGGAGGAGGGCCGCCATACTGCCGCCTCAGCTCGTCAAGCTTACGCTGCACTTCCTCTTTCGACATCGAGTCAATCGTCCCGTGCCTGATTTCCTTGCGTTCCACGTAGATGGTGCCTAAGGCTTGGCCGCGCCGATACTCCGCCTGCACCGCAGCAGCAAAAGCACCCGCAGCCAAAGCTTTGTCGCGTATCTCTTGCAGGTCTTTCATATGCCGCTCGTACGAGGTGTTGTACTTCGAGGCCAACTCAGCACGGTAAGCTTGAATCGCAGCCACCACATGCGGATATTCTTTCGGGTTGGTCAACTTCCACGCCATGACCGAGGCCGAGCCCTCTTTGTACCCTGCACGCATGGCTGCCTCTTTCAAGGTCACCCTGCCATCGCCAGACACGTATTCCTGCACAAACTTCCATTCCTTGGCATTCAGGACCTTTTGCTGCCTCAGGGGTCGAACTTCCCCCGCAAGCCGCTGCTTGGCCTTGTCAGGCACCACTGGCGGGACATTCCAGACATCCCGCTTGGTCATGCAGTCCTCCACAAGCGCCAGCCATTGTCAACACGCCGCATAGAAAAGGTCCAGCCGGGCCGATGCACTTTGGCAAAGCGTATGGCCGCCACACGGGCCGATGCCGCCTGCTTTTCCTCCTTGAACAGGATACTGTCGCCCGTCTCCATGTCCCGAAATGGGTAGGTCGTGCGGTCCTCAGGGATGGGGATATTTGCTTCGATTTGTATCAAGGACTAACTCCCGTAAAAAGAAAAAATCAATTAACAACGGAGTATAGATATCGTAACTCTATCTGTCAAGGTCAAATCCAATTCAAGGCCTCCTATATAGGGATTCTGGAGGAAGAGTAGTAAAAAAAAAATCACCTCCTCTTTTCGTAGGGACACCCCGTAAATTACGTCTATCCTTACAACGTAATGTTCTGTACACTCGTAAGTCCTTGATTTCATTCACTTATTACGGCATTACGTCTATTACGTCAAATCCCACAAAAAAAATAAAAAAAACACCTCTTACCCTAAAAATCCCTATAGGGATCCCCAAAATTGCATAACAACCCCTGTTCTATATATCCAATTTCATATATATTAGGGAAAACCCCTATGAAAAACACAACAAAATGTACTTGACACGTAGTGTCCTCTAAACGATACTACGTGTCCCTAACACATGTAATTCAAGAAAGGATAGCAGAGTATGAGTCAAGATCCATTAACCCAGCTACAGACAGCTGACCTTTTGCTCAGGATTCCCGTTCAAGTGACCTACGGCAAGAACAAAGCAGACAACACTTTTGTAAAGGACGTACGCGTGGTCCACGGTCCGTTGTCCTTGGACATTACTGCCTTACTCACCGAGGATGACTTTTACGACATCTTTGAGCAGCTCCACGACTGGTACGACGAAAGTGGTCCTTTAGGTTTGTTTGAGGAGCGCAGCCATGACTGATTTCAATCCCTTTGACGGTCTTATTAGTTATACCTATGAGTTTCAGATTGGCAAGAAAAAACACACTTTGGAGTGCTGGTTAGAGTTTGAGGAGGGGGACACAAGTGTGGGTTTGACTGAATCTTGGTCCGTGTTCCATGCATATTTAGGTGAGGTTGACATTTCTGATCTATTGTCCGAGGAGGTCAAGGAGCAAATCATTGAAGAGGCCTGTTTGACTTTTGAATCATTTGCAGATGATGAGGGGTATTGAGATGGAAGAAAAAGAAATGTCTGCGGATGAAATTAAAAGGACTAGGGAGCAGATGCATAAGTGCGCTGTGGCAATAGCTAAGACGATGTTTGACAATTCGGATTCGGCCAAGGCATCGTTGTTGGCGGTGACGATGGTAGCGGCGGGGGGTGCGCGGGCCATGGGGATCAATAAACATGCCGCGATTGAGCTGTTTTTGACTTTTTACAACGATGCAACAAATTTTATGAACGAGGAATGATATGAATCAGCAAATTGAAATGATTGACACCGGCGCTGACGATGACACCTTGGTGATCACGTTGGAGCAGCATGGCTGCTTGGCCGAGGTCCGCGTGCCGGGGGCCGTGATCCGTGAAGCGCACCAC